GCTAGGTGCAAGGAGATAATGATAAGCAAGTCCAATGACTATGCAAATGAAGATGTGCTTAGCAACTTTAAGCTAGTAGCAAAGCTAGAGGGTAGCACGCCAGTCAAAGATATATTCGGGCATATCGCTAACAAAGTAGTACGTCTAGGAAACTTATTAGGCAATGATAAAATACCGAACCATGAAAGCATAGATGATACCCTAATTGATATGGTGTGTTATTGTCAACTTATGCTTATGGCAAGAGAAGAAGCACTTCTAACGCCTGGCCAGTTTTTTTATACATCAGAACTATACACAAGTTCACAGAATGAGAACTTTGACAACTTCCTAAAAGGCCCTACAGCAACAAAGACAGAAGTACCTACGGTCAACCATATTTCACAAGTAGAGAAAACAAAATTAGCCCATGAAAAAAAAAGTGGAATCCTTTCCGGCTTTGACCAGAACGGTTGTGGAAGAGTCTAATATCCATGATGTAGACTTTACCATAGCCAGAGATGTGCAGGCTACGATTAAGAACTTTCAGGAGAGTCTTATGGAGTTCACTATATCCCTAACGGCTGATATTAAGAATATAGCCAAAGGTGGTAAGTATGAAGGAGGACTAAAGATACTCGATGGTGATGACAAGATTTTTGACCGTATAGTGAAAGTAATAGCTATGCAGGAAGCACTCATTAAAGTTCTACGGTTTGACCCTGAACCAGAAGAAACGAAGAAGAAAACAGAACAGACCAGGGTATCTGTTGAGGCAATGGCAAAATGAAAGAAGCAACAAAGTGGATTAAGTTCATTGATAAAATGCCTGAGAATGGGCAGATTATTCTTGTATCAAATGGAACTGATTTTTCAATAGAGATGCACGAGTATAATAGCGATTCTGATTTGCATGATCACTTTGTAAGTTGGAGTTTAGGTGAAGGGCTAGTTGCAAAATACACAGGCGAAGATGCAGAAATAGTAACTACTTCTATTACTCTTGATGATGGAACAATATGGAATAATAAAATGAGTAAAGGTGATAGAAGGGATTTTTTTAAACCTTCTCCTACAATATATTATTCAAATTTTGGCTTGCGAATACCCCAAGATTCTCCTTCATCTGATGTGAATTTACAGTATAGAAAATACGACGACGAATAATGGATATTGAGTTATTATACCCTGACGACTCAACGTATCTAAAGGCTGTTGAGAATTACCTACCTATACGGCTAGTTGGGGAGCATGAGATTATTATGCCTGAACTTCCTGAGCGAAGCATGATACTTAATGTTGATATTCACAAGACCTTGCAGAAGTGGACTAGGCCAGAGTTCCCAAAGGATATGTGGAAGATGTCCAGTGATAAAATTTATGACTCAGGCAATGAAGAGTACATAGCCATATTACAACGTGAGTACGAACGTATTTACAACGGGGTATTCTTTATGAACAATGGCAATATTGAATACCTGACAGGAGCAAATTATTTCTTCCTTACCTACTGGGATTTAAACGGGTTATACCCACATTTTATAGATGAACAGCAGAGCTATTTCCTGCTTGCTTTAAAGGGTGACAATGACCCGAATATTGGTGGTGTTTGTATAGTGGCCAACAGGCGTTCTGGAAAGACTGAGGTAGCTATGTGCAAGGTATATCACCGAACGATAACACACAAGAATCACTATACAGGTATTCAGTCTAAAAAATCGGATGATGCGAAGGGAATTTTTATTAAAATTGTCAAAAGGTGGCGTAAGATGCCCTCTTTTATACGACCTATTGATAACGGTTTTTCTGACCCTCGTACGGAATTATCGTTTACTGCTCCTGCCACTAAAAGCGTTAAGAAGGAAGATAACCAGCATGAGCAAGTAGTCCTTGAATCAAAGATTGACTACAGGTCATCAACGGTAAATGCCTATGACGGTGAAGAGCTTAATGACTACCTGGTAGATGAATTTGGCAAGTGCGAAGAGGTAGACGTGCAGGAACGCCACCGGGTACATAAGTACTGTTTGACAAAAGGGTCAACCATTCAGGGTAAGGCTTTCTATATTACTACCGTCGAGGAGATGACCAGAGGTGGTGGTAAAATGGCAAAGGAACTATGGGACGAGTGTTCACTGCTAACAATGGTATTTGGCAGAACCAAGTCACTGATGATACGGTATTTCTCTTCAGCTGCCAAAGGCTATCAGGGTTTTCACCCTATTACAAAAGAGTTCTTTATTGATGAATATGGTTACTCAAAGATTGACTTTGCTACAAATTATATCTTATCAGGATGGGAAGGTCTGCCAGAGAACTTGCTTATTGCCGAGCAGCAGAAGAATCCGCTTACAGAAGCTCATGCCTTTTCGATGGCAACATCAAACTCTCAGTTGCCATTAGATATAGTCCTTAAAGTTAAGGAAGAGTTAGAAATCAGAAACATAACCGACCCTGCTTCAAAACCGCGTAGGGTAGACTTCTACAGAGAGCTTGACGGAACGGTTAAGTGGAGAGACAATGCCAATCATGGCAAGTTCCATGTCCTTTGGGATTTTCAGTATCCAGCTGAGGCTAATAAGTCAGGTGTAGCAGGAGGGCATACCGTACCTGTAAACACCCATAGGTTTAGTATAGGCGTTGACCCCTTCGGCTCAAACATGACAGTAGGCAAAGGCTCTAACGGCTGTATCTATGTGTTCATGAAGTACAATGACAAAGACCCCGAGAACTCCTGCAAGCCGATTGTAAGATACTGCTACCGACAAAGGGAAAAAGATATGATGCACGAGGACGTGCTTATGCTATGTGAGTACTTCTCCTGTGAGGCAAACTATGAGAGTGACTTTGATGACTTCTATGAATACTTTAAGTATCAGGGTAGGCTTAAATTCATCATGCGCAGGCCAGAGTTCACAAAGGATAAGAACAAGAAGAATAGGAATGAAGGAAAGTGGTACGGCACACCCTCTAAAGACCCCTTTGCCCTGAACGCACAGCTAAAAGTACTTATCACCTATATTATCCACCACTGCTATAAGATAGAGTTCATGGAACTGCTGGATGACTTCCTAGAGTATGACCACTATGAGCGTACACCTTTTGATGATACTGTTGCTTTCCAGATGTGCCTGTTAGGAGGAATAGATGCACCTACACCTAAGAATGTCAAGGTAGATGCTAAAAAACCACAACTTATGAAAGTCTATAACCTGCATAAGACCTTTGGCTTACATTAAATAAAAATAATTATATTTGTATGTCTAAATTAAATTATGTATAGCGCAATAAATTTTCCCGACCCTAACGCAACTGATAGTGAAAAAGATACCATTGAGTACGGTCAGAAATTAGCTGCTGCCATATTTGCACGCCATAAGGGTACGTCAAATGTTGGGTGGGTAACGTTGCAAAAACGCTATAATATTGCCCGTTCATACGGTCAGGGTACACAGTCTATGTCAAGCATCATGAATCAGCTAGAGATAGACGGCAGGGAGTCATTTGTAAACATTGACTTTCAACCAGACGCTATTGGAAATAAGATTAAGAATGTACTGGTAGAAAATTTAATATCACAGAATGAAAAGGTAGTATGCTCAACCCTTGACCCTTGGTCAGCAACGATGAAGGAGAAAGAGAAGCAGGATGCACAGTTCCGTATGCAGAATATGGATAAGCTACAAGCACTGGCCCAGCAGACAGGCATACCCTTTCACGAACCACATAAGCAGACCCCCGCTAGTCAGCAGGAACTTGACTATTACTTTGACTTTGGCTTTAAGCTAGACCAGGAAATATTCATGGAGCAGGGCATTGATAAGGTACTTACTGATAGTAACTGGGAGAACATCAAGGCGATGTTAGCAAGTGATCTGGTAGAGACAGATGTGATTTTCACAAAGGTTTTCTATGACCAGAACAAACGGCTAAAGATCAAAAGGTGCAAGCCAGAGAACTTGGTAGTCACGTATTCTGAATTACAAGACTGTTCAGATTCTTGGTATATAGGCGAGGTAGTACCTTATAAGATAGCTGATGCAAGACGAAAATGGCCAAGAGTTGCCGAAGAAAAATGGCATGAGTGGGCGAAATCATGTCCGAATGTATTCGACAACCCAAGTAGTATGCTTGACACTGGATGGAATACCAATTACAATAATTCAATATCACGTCCTTACGATGATTACACCATACCTGTCTACGATTTATCTGTTAAACTGATTCTGGGTATATCGTTTGAGACAGGCAAAGATAGATATGGTAAGACAGCCATAAACGAGAATGGAGCAGAAAAGAAAATACAGCTATCGAATCCTGAAACTGTTTCCAGGTCTTATGAGTCACGATACGACCTATGCTTTGTTGCAGGCGTTGATTTATCTAAAGCTGGCGTACTTACTTGGTCAAAAGCTATTAACCAAGTTAGGAACCCTGATTCACTGGAAGAAGTAATACACCCTTACGCACTATATTTACCCAACAACTACCACATGACAGTAAAGAGTATCATGGAAAAGATGATACCCTGTATTAAGGCTGCCGAGATTGCCTATGCCAATAAACAGCTATTAATGGCAAATTTGCCACCAGACCTTATCTTCTATGACCTTGATGCTATTGAGGGTGTAGACTTAGGCCAGGGAGCAGGCGCATTAGCACCACTAGAATATGTGAAATTAGTAAAGCGTACAGGAGCTGTCTTTGGCAGGTCTCGTACGGAATCAGGAGATGAAAAGTTTGGTCCACCCATTACACAGCTTGCTTATAACTTTGAGTCAAAGCTGAATGCTGCTATCACCGACTACAACTTTGAGATCAAGCGCATGAATGATATGATAGGATATAATGAGTTTTTAGAGGGTACGGGTTATAAGCCACGTATGTCAGGAGATGTAGCGCAGCAAGCCGAGCAGTCATCTAACAACGCCACACAGCATTTATACAGAGCCTATACATCTGTTTTACGGCAAGCATCAAAAGTAGTATCCCGTATGCTATGGGATAGGATTATGTTTGCCACTAACCCCAAAGATGAATATATACTGCTCTTCGGAATTGATAGGGTTAAGAACCTCAAAGAAAACGTAGGCAGTAATGATATTATGTTTGATATGTACTTAGATACAAGTATGTCTAAATCAGATCAGCAGGACTTACAGCAGGCATTAAATACAGCCTTACAGGAGCAGACGATTGACATTGACGATATATTTAAGATCAAACAGCTACGTAATTCCAAGCAGGCTTATCTCTATCTTAACCACTGTATAAAAGAGAAGGCGAAGGAGAAGCAGCAGCAAGATCAGCAGAATATGCAGAATACGGCACAGGCGCAGCAGCAATCAGCGCAGGTGACAAGCCAGTTGCAGCAGCAGCTAGAGCAGTTAAAAGGCCAGATTTCTATGGCCAAAGAATCTCAGGCACAGTCAGCAGCCCTGCAACTAGCTACTATCAACAACATTGGTGCTATCCGTATTGCCTGCATTACAGCAGGCGTACCACTGCCAGCAGATATTCAGGCTATCGTTGAGAAAACATTCCTACAGCTAGAGTCTGCCGAAGTTCAGCAGGCATATCAGCATCTATTGCAGGCTGAGCAGGAAGAACAGCAGCAAGCACAAGCACAGGCACAGCAGCAACAGGCACAAGCTCAGCAAGGCGGTGGGCAAGACCCTAGTCAGGGACAAGACCAGTCACAACAAGGTCAAGACCCAAATCAGGGACAAGACCCGTCACAAGAAGGGCAAG